GGCGGGAATGTTGCAAACACCGTCCTCGCCCCACTCAGAAATTAGGTTTTGGAGTGCAACGAACGCGTCACTGTTTTTATTAGCGTCATCCGTTGAGAAGGTAACGCCTGACGTGCGAACTCGGAGGAGTGAGGTCGCCTGATCAATAATGTTCTGCGATGTAGCCATTGCGACTCCAAAAAGAAAGGGGGCGCGTGGCCCCCGTGTTTTAGTTAATGCCTACTCGGGCAGCCAACTGAGGTCGGATTGCCTTGTAGCCATACAGCACGTCGATACGACAGGGGTACTTGTCGTCCGAGATCGTGTAGTCACGGATAACTCGCATTGAGATTCCGTCCATCACTTCTCGTGCTGCGAAGTCAACGCCCTGCGGCAATACCAAGTCAGCCGTTGCGAAAGCAAAAGCGTTCTTGCTGAATGCCAGCGTTTCCTGCCAGTCGGCAGAAGCGCCGCCACCAACCTTGCTGATTGCGGCGTTGTCAGCGGGAGATCCGCTCACGTTTTGTGCGCCGCCAGAGGCAGTGAGTGCAGGTGAGATGCTGAGAGAAGTAGCAGAAGCGCCAGAGTCAGCCGTTACTACGAACTGCTGGAGTACGCCAGTGTCTGCTTTAGTCTCAGGGTGTACTCGGTTGACGCCAGCGATGGTGATGATGTCGCCCTTCAGGAACGTCGTTGAACCGCCATCGACAGTCAGGCTTGAGCCAGTCTGTGATGCGCCGTTGACCAAGTAGCCAGTTGATGCAGCAGCAGTACCAGTCGTGTGAACAGGCATGAGCGTGTTTTCATAGTGCTCGAAGCCAGCGATACGACCAAGCTGTCCGTCTTTGTACTGCTTGCTGATCTCAGCAGAGTCTTGGAACAGACCCTTAGTGTCAGCCAGCATGTCTACAACAGACTGCGGGTTGTGCAGGTACGAACGCTCACCGTAGGGCGCGAGGTTGTCCGTGAGGAGCTTCTGCGCTTGGGTGATGTTGGCGAAGCTGTTAGCCGAGCCTACGCCGCTGTAAAAGTTGTAAACGTCCTTGTACATTGACAGGGCATCGTTCTCGATGTTCGCAGCCAATACAGACATTGCAGGCTCAAGGTATCGTGCCTTGAACTCGTCAATGTGCATCGTCAACTCTTCAGAGCTGAACGTGAAGTCCACGCCCTTCTGAGTGTCTACGGTCATCGTTACAGATGATTCTGTAATGTCTTGGGTTGACAGTGCCGCGCCAGATCGAACGGTGAACTCATTCGGCAAGCGAATCTTGAGGTCGTTACCAATCTTTGCGCCAGTCTTGGCGTACTGGTCGTCGTACTGCGTGTTGATGTTGCCCACGAAATTCAATTTCTGATGAAGAATAGCGAGGGCTTCTTTGGTGATCACACTGGGTGTGAGAAAAGAGTTAGCCATTTTAAGCCTCTATTATTTTCGGTAACCCCGGAACTTCGCGTACTCGTCTGGCGTCATCTTGTCGGGATCTTTCTCGACCTTTCCTGATGCCCTGACGGGTTTCGCTGGTGCGGGGGCGTTAGTGGTAGCGACAGGCGAAGGCTTGGCGAGCTGTGCGCTCAACCGACCAAGTTCCATCATTGCGAGGCCAGGAGCCATGTTGTTTATGGCCGCTGCCTTTTGCGGATTGGATGCTAGGTGGTATGCGAGTGCGGGACCGTTATCACTCAAGATAATGGCCTGCTGCATTGCCTGACCTTGGACAAACTGAGGGTTGCCAACCTTCTGCATGAAGTCTGGGACTTCAGATGCAAACGCCGCGCTGCGCTCTTTGAACGCGTCTACGGCTGCGTTGTTGGCTTGCTTTCGGAGTTGCTCGACTTGGAACTTTTCCTGCTGGCTCAGTGCCTGTTGAACAGTGCGCTGGTTGAGTTGCGCGTTGTATGCGACAACCGCCTGCTGGTAAGCATTTTGGTCGTAGTCGTAGTCCTCAAGCTGGGGGAACCTGTCGAGCTGCGGCATGTTCTGGTTGAGTTGTTGCTCAAGCAGTGTTGCCCGTTCTTCGGCTTCCTTGGCCCTAACCTCTGCCTCTTTGACCTGTCTGGTTTTTTGGTTGATCCGTTCTTGGAAGGAGTTGCGTTTCTTCTGCTTCTCTTCTTCCGTTTCGGGGGGATCTTCCCCGGATGGCTCTGCTGCTACTGCATCAGAGGTTTCGCCCGTAGGCTCTTGAGCCTCTTCAACCGCTGGCTCTACTTCGGTCGACACGCTAGTGTCTTCAGCTATTGCTGCATCAGTCATGAGTTTCGTCTCCACGGATTTGACCCCACAAACGAAAAAACCGCCCGGAGGCGGTTCTTACAGGGCTGTGGGTATGCCCTAGTAACAGTGAGTCGGCACTGTTAAACCGAAAAACTGGTATACTTTTGCTATGCGACCATTCGTAAACACAGACGTAGACATGCCCGCCGAAATGTTCGACGCACTAGATCTTTTTGAGTGCGAATGTGTCGGTAAAAACGTCAAAGAGGTGTCTGTTTCAGACGTTACCTCTTATCTTTTGGAAAACTACGGGCCTGAATTGAGCAAGCAATTCGAGCCTCGTTTCTTGTACTAGCGCTCTAACGCCCTCAACAAATCCTCGTCGATGATCCCGTAGTACCCCTTCATTTGTAGCGCCCGTATGTCTTGAGCGCTTGGGTTTGCAGGATCAGCGATGCGCCTTGTCTCTACCATTGCGGGCAAAATTTCTGTTGCCACAATGTCTCTGTCTAATGCACCCAATCCTTGACCTCGAAGGGCCGCTGAGTAAGTCGGATGCCCCGAGTCGACGATTATGTCGCCCTCACCGATTTCACCGACATTGATGAGCCTTCCTTGTCGGCCTTGCAGTTGGGTCATGTCTGAGACAGCGAGCCTAGCTTCACCGCGACTCATGCCGCCCTTGTCTCTATACCCAACGTCCATCAATTGCTGGATTTGTTTTCTCTTATCGCCACTTACGTTGTAAATCTGATCAATCGACGCTGGATCATTAACGCCTTTCCAGTCTGGAATTATTTGCTTGATCTCTTTGTCTAAGGCCTTTTGATCCTTCTTCATCATGTTGCTCTTCGCATGGCGCAACATTACTTCTGTCGTCATCGTTGCGTGGTCACCGCCAGTTGGGGCCATCTGCCAAGGTAAATAAATTGGATCTTTGCCGGTTTGCTGACGCAGTATGTCAGCGCGTTTCTTCAAGCCAGCAACAACTTGTGGATCAGAGGCCCAGACCATATCTGGGTTGTCAAACATAAAATCTTGACCGCCCTTCAGATCGACGCCTTCACCGAGGTCTACGTCGTTAACGGCCACCAATCTGCCGCCAGCGCTGGTTCTGTCTGACATGGATGTCACAAAAGGTCTGCCCTCAAGATCTTCTAACGAAATCACCGGCTTCTCAGCCATTGGGCGTTCTTCGATTTGCAGCTCTAAGTTTTGTAGCCTTTCTTGCTCTTTGACTCTCGGGTCGAACCCCTCGTCGAACTCAACATTGCGTAGCGTTTTGGTCGTGCGACCAGGAGCCATGATCGATGCGCCAGCTAAAATGCCAGCACCCATCGCGCTGCCTACCTCATCACCAAACTTCGACTGCAAGCTGGGGACGACTGTGTCCTCAAAATAGGCAACTGCATCGTCAATACCGATGGCTTCTGCCATTTCTACGAAGGCGTCAGAGAGCGCCTTGAGGCCTTCCTGTCCTGCCTTTGACCTTGGGTTGTAGGTGAGTCGATCTTGCACCCTGCCGACCGTGTCGGCGTCTCCAGTGAGCAGTGCGGCGATCCCAGCGACTGGCTCTGCCGCCGTTGCTGTTGCCATCGTTGCAGCAGGCTCAAGCACCCTCGCTACAGTGTTCGACGCTTCAGGCGAACCTAAAACGCTTTGGATGTAGCGACGTGATGCGGGCATTGTTTACTGCATACCACCGCTGTGTGGGGTGAAGGTCTGTAGTCCCGTTGTGGGATCAACCACGATGCGGTACATGCGGCCATCTCTACCGCGAACAGGCTGTGCTTGTCCTGGCTGTGCCGTTGGCTGAGGGGGTTGCATTGCGCCCATCTGGGGCATACGAGGCATACCACCCATCTGAGGCTGCATTCCCATGCGCGGCTTAGGTGCTGCCATCTTCTGAGGTACGGCAGCGCCGACAGGGTTAGCTTGGGGTCGTTGAGCGGGAGCGCGTCCCATCAACATCTGTGCTATTTGGTTGTTCACTTGTCGTAGCCCCGCATATTTCCCCCCCTTTTGCTTTTCTTCTTGGCTGCTTTCTTAGCTGCCGCCTTTCCTTTTTTTGTATAAGGGAACTTCTTACCTTTGACCATTGGCATGGGTTATCTCCTGAATGAGCGGGTTTTCTTGGCGATCTTCTTGGGCTGCGAGCTGTGCTGCTTGCCCTTCTTCAGATCCTTTCTCTTCTTGCGTGTTGTCGCCGCGTACTCTTTCGACGACATCGACTTGATTGCCTTCTCAGGCAGGTAGCGCTCTCCGGTGGCGTTTTTGCCCTGCGTTGAGGGCTTGCCTGACTTGGTGCGCCACTTTTGCTTGGTCCACTTTCTGAGGCTTTTCTGGGGCTTCTTCAGGGCCATTAGTCTCTGTAGCCCCCGCCCTTTGCCTTGTATTGACGCGCCAGCATTTGCGCCTTCCTTGCCGACCACTGCCCCGGCTTGCCACCTTTTGAACCTGCCTTGATCTTGTTAAAGAGATTCTTTCGCATAGTAGGCTTGGTGTAGTTCCCGGCCTTGTTGACTGTGCTTTTTCTTTTCTTGGCTACCATTTGGTTTTCGACGCCCACCAAGCCGCGCTCATGCGGCCCTTCTTGATGTTGCCCGCGTGTCTTTTTTTCCATGACTCGCGGCGCTTCCGGCTTGCCTCGCTCTCGCCCTTTCGCTTGGGGCTTCCTTTCACGCCTTGCTGACCAAATCTGATCAGCTTCGTCTTATTGCCATCCTTGGCGACTACGGCGTGAGACTTTGTCTTGTGACCAGGCGTCCTCACAGCTTGATTGAAGCGTGACGCGCCGATCTTAGATAAGCGTGGGTCTTTGGGCATTTGCCAGTCCTAGTGTTTGACGGAGCCTCTGCTGCGCGATCTGCTGGGCTTGCATGTCCTGCTGTGCCTGAGCCAGCTCCATCTGCTCGACCTGTGCCTTAATGGTGTTCAGCATGGTCTTGCTTTCTTTCTCCTTGGCAGCGGCCTGCTCGTTGGCGATCTCGGCCTGCTTCATGGCCATCTCCATCTGCATGGCCTGCTGCTTCATTTGCTGCTCCATCTGCTGGGCCTGCGTGATCTGCTGCTTCTCGTCGTCATTGGGCTCAATGATCCCGGCCTTGATGCCCTGCTTCCTGACCCTGTCGACCAGCTCGTCTGCGCCGACAAGATCAAGCGCCTTGAAGTAAATGTCAGCACCGAGCTGTGCCATCTGCGGGTTCTGCCCAAACAACGTGCCGAGCTGCTCCGCTGTTTCTGTTCGTCGTGTTGAGAAGCTGGGGCCAGTAGTGACCTTGATGTCGTAGTGACCACGATTGAGGTCGTTGATGATGACCGTCTCGCCCGTCTGGAGGTCCATCACTGGCTTGTTGACCTGCTTGACCTCTTCAGCATCATCAGGCCCGAGGATGCGAATCTGTCGCTCTGTGTCGTAAATCTTGGGGATCATGTCGATCATGATCTCGCCGGTATAGGTAATGCTTGAGACCAGCTCATCAATGAACTCAAAGTTGGCGATGTTGCCCTGGAGCTGCCGCTCTCGAATGGCGCGGCCAGAGGTTTCGTTTGACCTTGCGCCGAGGCTTGCGTCGTAGATGCCGGTCGTTGCCTTGATGTCGTCTGCCGCGATCTGTGACTCAGTCAGCAGTGCGGGCGATGGCGTGGCTGGCGGCTCCCTGAATGGCTTCTGCCCGTTGTCGAAGTTGAACAGCAGGACAGGGTCGTTGGACGTCATCAGGTTTCGATAACGCTCCTCGTGGCCCTTGATCATTGCAGGGGTTGCCATCAGAGGCTGCTTGGGTTGCAGGGCGGTCACCTCGATCTGGGTGCTCCGCGAGTAGTTGTACATCCTCTGGGCGTCCTTGGCCTTACGGACAATACCCCTTGAGTAAAACGATCCGTCGATGTTCGTCGTCTTCCCGAACAGTGGAATAAGCGGGATGTATCTGCCGACGCACTCGTACTCTTCGAGGACTTCCAGTCCGGTGATCTTGTACCGCTCCAGCTTCCTGCCTTCGACGACTCGCTCTCGCCCGACTGTGATGCCTTTGAAGTTGAGTTCGTCAATGATGGGCTCGATGTCTTCATAGTCGACCACCTCGCCGGTTGATAGTTGAACAAGGCGTCTCTCTTCGGGGACGATGCGGTAATAGTCAGCGACCCGGATGCTGTCCTCGGCAACCCACGAGCGTAGGTTGCCGGTGCTTGAGAAATCTTCACCTAGACCAGACTTGGCTTTTGGGTACA